TTGGCACTATCATCTGGAATGTCATGCATGAGCCCTTTACTGAAGATTTAAAATCAGTGATAGTGCAAGATGTAAAAAGCATCGCAGCCTATGATCCACGTGTGAGTTTTGACAATATCATCATCACAGAATTCCAACAGGGCATACAAATAGAACTGCAATTACGCTATATCCTAACCAATCAAACCAACGTTATGCTGTTGAATTTCAACAACGAAACCAACACAATGACCACTGGTTAATTATTAACTACGCACATTTTAACCCTGATAAATACATTATATTAGGGAATAAAGATGGCAACCACCACACGACAAACCAGTTTATTAGTCGCTGAAGACTGGACTAAACTATATCAAACATTCCGTAACTCTGACTTCCAAAGTTACGATTTTGAAACGCTTCGTGCTAGTATGATCAGCTATTTGCAATTATACTATCCTGAAGATTTCAATGACTTCATTGAGTCCAGTGAATTCATCGCATTGATTGACATGATTGCCTTCCTAGGACAATCACTATCATTCCGCAGTGACCTAAATGCCCGCGAAAACTTCATTGATACAGCACAACGTCGTGACAGTATCCTAAAATTAGCTAGACTGATTTCATATGATCCTAAACGCAATCTTACCAGCCGTGGATTTTTAAAATTTAATAGTGTCAGCACTACTGAAAATCTCTATGACAGCAATGGATTAAATCTTGCAGGACTAGTGATCAATTGGGCTGATGCAGGTAATAGCAATTGGCAAGAACAATTTACCTTAATACTAAATGCCGCACTGATCAGCAACCAAGCTATTGGTAAACCCAGTGAAAGTCGTGTAATCAACGGAATTACCAACGACACATATCAGATCAATCTGGTGCCCAATGTGTTGGCTACTTATAGCTTTAAAGCCACAGTAGCAGGATCAAGCATGCCATTTGAAATGGTCAGTCCTACATCAGCTGGCAAATCATATATCTATGAAGCTAACCCATACATCAATGCACCATTTAATTTCTTATATAAAAATGACAATCTAGGCAACGGATCAGTCAACACTGGTTACTTCTTGTATTTTGTACAAGGTGCGCTACAAAGCCAAGATTTTACTTTTGCAGAGTCAGTGCCCAATCGTGTTTACAGTATCAACACTAGTAATATCAACAACACAGACATTTGGTTATACAGCCTAGACAGCAATGGTAATCTAAACACCTTATGGGAACAAGTACCAGCAGTGGCTGCGACCAACGTTATCTACAATCAAAGCACCAACAGAAATATCTATCAAGTTAACAGTCGTGCTGGAGATCAAATTGATCTAGTATTTGGTGATGGCAGTTTTAGTAATATCCCCCAAGGCAGTTTCCGTTTGTACTACAGAGTCAGCAATGGCCTACAGTATAAAATCACACCAGACGAAATGCAAGGTGTAGTAATGCCTATCAACTACGTCAGTTCAACAGGACGTGTTGAAACTATCACGATTTCAGCTAGCTTACAATATACAGTGGCTAATTCATCTGCACGTGAAACATTAGATGATGTACGTCAGAAAGCCCCACAACAATTTTACACACAGAATCGTATGATCACAGGTGAAGATTATAACATCTTACCTTATACACTATTCAGCGATATTCTAAAGATTAAAGCAGTTAACAGAACCAGTTCAGGCATCAGTCGCTACTTAGACGTCATTGACGTAACTGGAAAATATTCTAGCACAAACATTTTTGCTGATGATGGTATCTTATATCGTGATCCATTCGTCAGCACATTTAATTTCAGCTATACCACTACCAATGATATCTATCGTGTGATCTATGACAAGGTAGCACCAATCGCGCAAGCACCAGAAACACGCCAATTCTTTTATGCCAACTATCCATTGATAGCATTAGACAATATCTATTGGAATAAGTCAACTACTATCGCCAATGGATCAACAGGATACTTTGTCAATGCCGCTGGTAGCATATTGCAAATTGGATCAGCAGTAACCAGCAATAACAAATATATCGTACAAGGTGCAATCGTACGTTATTCAGCAGGCGCTGGTAATTATTTTGATGCTACTAACACTATACAAACTGGCACTCCACGCAATTCAGGTGACAAATACTATATCTATGGATCTGTTGAACTGGTAGTGGGCGACGGAACTAACGGTGGTCAAGGTAATTTACCTAATGGTAGTGGCCCAGTAACCATCAGCCAGAATGTTCCTACAGGTGCTATCGCTGATAAAGTATTTGCTGTATTCAATGTAACATTTTCTAACGCACAGGTGGCTGCCATGGTCAGCTATATCCAGGCATTCGCTAATTTTGGCCTACGCTATGATGTAGGTTTGGCCAGCTGGCAAATCGTATTGCCAGGTGATTTGAATACTACCAATGATTTCAGTCTAACATACGCAGGCAATACCAGCGGTACAGGATTAGATTCAAGTTGGCTTATCGCATTCACCACAGTAGGTAAAACCTATACAGTATCATACCGCGGATTAAACTATGTATTTGAAAGCGTGTTAGAAACAGACTTTTACTATGATGGTACAACTAAAATCTATGATACTACCACAGGGCAAACTGTACACGATCAAGTAAAAGTATTGAAAGTCAACAGCAATCCTGATGATAGTAATCCCCTAGCACTTGACTATACTTGGTACATCTATAAAGCCATCATTGAAGTTGATGGGTATGTAGATCAAAATCGTATCTTGATCACCTTTGCTGATGCTAACAATGATGGTGTGCCTGACAATCCTGAATTGTTTGAATTGATCGTCAGCCCTGACACTAATATTGACAGCAAGTTTGTTTACTTCCAAGAAACCACAGGCTATGATAACTTTGTTGTACAAAACAGCGTAGACAACAGTTTGATAATTTCAACTTATCAATCATTGCGTGATGCGCAGGTAGCGGCTACGCTGTATCAGAACGGACAATTATTCTATATTCCACCAACAGACTCATTCTATCAATTGAGTGTAAGTGGCGCTGTATATACCCTTAATCCTATCACAGGTTATGTGGCAAAAGTAGGACGTCAAAGCCTATACTTCCAATATCGTCATAACAGTCCTAATAATAGACGCATTGACCCAAGTCCAAACAATATCATTGACTTGTATATCTTAACACAACAATATGCCACAGATTATCTAGCTTGGGTACAAGATACTAGCGGATTGATAAGCCAACCTACAGCACCTACCAGTGAAGAACTTGATACTAACTACAGTGGATTGGATAATTACAAAGCCATCAGTGATACTATCATTTACAATCCTGCTGCGTTTAAACCTATCTTTGGTGCCAAAGCGGATCCTACACTACAGGCTAACTTCCTAGTGATTAAAAATCCTAATGTAGTGGTCAGTGACAATGAAGTCCAAAGCCAGGTGATAGCTGCAATCAACACATACTTTGATATCGCCAATTGGGACTTTGGCGAAACATTCTATTTCAGTGAATTGGCTGCATACTTGCATCAACAGTTGGTTCCTAATGTAGCAAGTATTACCATCGTGCCTGCTAATCAAAGCAGCGTGTTTGGTAGCTTGATGCAGGTTAATTGTAATATCAATGAAATTATTACCAGTGCAGCAACAGTGCAGAATGTACAGATAATTACTGCAATCACTGCCGCACAGTTAAATCAGACTGGTGCAGTTGTAAGTTCATAATATATTGAGAGTATAATGGCTGTTAAAAGAAAAACGCTTAAATTTTTACCAAGCATATTCCAGACTGATACGAATCAGAAATTCTTATCAGCTACGATGGATCAGTTAGTATCTGAACCTAATCTTACTAACTTATATGGATACATTGGACGCACATTTGCTCCTACATACAAAAGCGGCGATAGTTATGTTATTGAACCCACAGCAGATCGCCAAGACTATCAACTTGAGCCAAGCCTGGTAATAAAAGATCAGCAGCAAAATATTAAATTCTTTGCCAGCTATCGTGATCTATTAAATCAGATCAAATACTATGGTGGCTATATCAACAATCAAAGCCGCCTATGGGAACAAGAATACTACAGTTTTGACCCTTTAATTTCATACGATAAATTTGTTAACTTTAGCCAATACTATTGGTTACCTGATGGTCCTGA